ACCTTAAGCACTTTGGCTGGAAGCCTAAGACCTTTACTGAGACAGGCCACCCTATTGTGTCTGAGGATGTTCTTAAGAATGTCAAGGGCATACCAGAGGCAGAACTTATAGCTTCTTATCTCTTAGTAGGTAAACGCCTAGCACAGGTACGTAGCTGGCTGGAGGCCACAGACGAAACCACAGGGCGTGTACATGGTTACGTTAACACTAATGGTGCTGTAACAGGACGTATGACACACAGCAAGCCTAATTTAGCACAGGTGCCTAGCTCTAGTAGCTTATATGGGCCTGAGTGCAGAGCTTGTTGGATTGTTAACTCAGGTTACAAACTATGTGGTATAGACGCTTCTGGCCTCGAGCTTAGAATGTTAGCCCACTACATGAATGACCCTGACTATACTAACACTATACTCACGGGTGATATTCATACAGCTAACCAGAAAGCCGCAGGTCTTGAGACTAGAAATCAGGCCAAGGTTTTCGTGTACGCTTATTTATATGGCGCAGGTGACGAGAAGATAGGTTCTATTGTAGGCGGTGGTAGGGCGCAAGGTAAGAAGCTTAAGAAGCAGTTCCTAAGGGCTACACCAGCACTGGCTGCACTCAAGGAAAATGTTGCAGTATCAGCAGGTAAGGGCTACGTGACAGGCTTGGATGGACGTAAAGTATTCATCAGGTCAGAACATGCAGCACTTAACTCATTGTTACAGTCAGCAGGTGCTTTGATTATGAAGCAAGCGTTGATAATACTTGACAAGTACGCTAAGTTGTGGAAGTTAGACTACAGGTTTGTAGGTAACATACATGACGAGTTTCAAGTGGAGGTTCGTGAAGATCAGGCACATAGGTTTGGTGGACTAGCAGCCAGTTGTATTGAGGCAGCAGGTATTCACTTCAAGCTTAGGTGTCCTTTAGCTGGTGAGTTTAACGTAGGTGACTCATGGGCTGAGACACACTAGGAGGAGTTATGAATTACAAGTACAAAGGTAAGGAACAAGACTATCAATACGAGTACAGGAGAAACAGGCTACTAAAACTTTTTGAGCTTAAAGGCGGCAAGTGTGAGCATTGTGAATTACGTGACTTAAAACACATTGAAATTTATGACTACCATCACATAGACCCTAAGAAGAAAAAGTTTAACATAGGTGGTTCTATGTCAAATAAAACACAAGAGGAAGTGTTGAAAGAAGCTGAGAGTTGTTTGCTCTTATGTTCTAACTGTCATCGTATTGAGCATCACAGAATGGCTAGAGTTAAAAGGAACCAGCGTTCTAAAGAACTAAAGGAACAGAACACGCAACTGTCTTTTGATTTAACAGGTGATAACGTATGAACATAAAAAATAGTAAAGGCAAGCCCTTTGATAAATGTTTTGTTGATGCTGATTCTATCATCTATCGCATAGCTCTTAAGACTGACATAGACTTAAAGAAAGCTATGGAATATTATGATAAAGCCATAGAGGACATTGAGTGGAATACTTGCAGCACAGATACTAAGGTTGCTTTAAAAGGCACTGGTAACTTCCGTTATGATATAGCAGAGGATTACAAAGGCCAGCGTAAGGTTAAGGAGCAAGAGGAAGACCCTAATCCTGAGTTGACAGAGAGGCGCAAGGAACTCAATGAGTATGCTTATAGCCTAGGGCACTTCAAGTCTGATAACTGTGAGGCTGATGATGTAGTAAGCATATGGGCACAAGAAGCCTTAGATTCTAAGGAGCATTTTGTTATAGCACATATAGACAAAGACATTGACATGGTAGAAGGTTGGCACTACAACTTCACCAAAGAGACTTTGTACTACATATGTAAAGACCAAGGCTACTATAAGATGTGTATACAGATGCTTACAGGAGACTCTACTGACAACATACAAGGCCTCGTAGGTATCGGGCCAAAGAAAGCAGAGAAGCTTCTGGCTGACGTACCTAAGGCTGATATGCTGGCTAAGGTACAGGAGGCATGGCAAGAGGCTCACCCTGACGATTGGCACGACAGGCTAGAGGTGTGTTGGAACCTAATCTATATGAGGCGTGATTGGGATGGTTTCCGTAGGCTAACTATAGAGGATACTTTATAATGACCAAGTTTAGATCAGGCCTAGAGAGTGCTTTCAATGACGCTGTGGCTAAAGAGAAGTTCCTGTATGAGCCTTACAGGTTACCTTACACCATTCATAAGAAGTATGTACCAGACTTTATCTGTGAACGTACAGGAGCTATGATAGAGTGCAAGGGCTTCTTTAGGGTAGGTGACACACAGAAGTACAAAGCAATTAGGGACGAGATTGACAGACCTTTAATATTTGTCTTCTCAGACACACGTAAGCGCCTTAGGAAAGGCTCTAAAATGAACCTAGGTGAGTGGTGTGACAAGGAAGGTCTAGCGCACTTCACTATGAAATCTATTGATAAGCTACTGGAGCATTTGAAATGTCTAGCACCTTTGAAGAAATAAGAGAGCGTATACTTAAAAAGTATGATGTGGACTTCTTGTGTGAGCTACTAGGCATCACCAGTGAGTCTTTAGTTGATCGTTATGAAGATCTAATAATGAAGAACTTAGAAATGTTTGAGGAGGCAGAAGCTGATGAATAAGATAATAGATTGGCCCAAGTATAATTTTATAGATGATTTTGGAGACATGGAGGCTGTTATGGATACCAAAGCAATAGATACGCAAGTAGGTGGCGACCACTATACCAAGCAAGGTATACAGCCTCTTGAGAGTACTTTTGCTAACTTTGGTTACGAAGGTCTACAGGCTAGTATCTACACTAAAGTAAATAAGTACTTGACAAGAGAGAAAGGTACTCACCGACAAGACCTCCAGAAAGCTATACATGTATTACAGATGCAAGTGGAATACTACGATAGACATAATGCTCCAGCAGAACAACAAGATACTGCCCTAGCACCTAGGCACACCAATGAACCAATAGATGGGAACAAATAATGACTCCATTATCTAAGATGATTACAGCCCATGAGGGTGTAGAGACACACGCTTATAAGTGTACAGCAGATAAGATTACCATAGGCGTAGGGCGTAACATAGACCCTAAGGGTGGCATAGGTCTTAGCCCCCGTGAGATTGACTTCCTTTTGGCTAACGACATTGAGCGTGTAGAGGAAGAACTCTCAATGGAGTTTCCGTGGACTATTGATCTAATCATGCACTCTCCTGCTCGTTATGACGCATTGGTTGACATTTGCTTTAACTTAGGTATGCCTCGGTTAAAGAAGTTTGAAAAGGCTCTACAGGCTTCATACCAACATAACTGGGAAGTAGCGGCAGATGAGTTTATGGACAGTCGTTGGGCCAAACAGGTAGGCAAGAGAGCAGTTGAGATATGTGCAATGATTCGTACTGGTGAATATCAAAAGGATTACTAATGAAAGGTCAAGTACGAGGGTTAGCTTTAGAGTTATTACGACAGGATTGTGTAGATCATTTAGATATAGCCAGTTCTTATTTAGAAAATAACGATATGCAGAAGCACAAAGAAGCACAACAGGAAGCTGTTGAAATCTGTAAGCTTTATGATAATGCACTACATAAGGAATCAAAATGATTATTAAATTTTACACAGAAGGGTGTGCCCCATGTAAAGCTGTAAGTCAAGTCTTGAATAGTTTAGAAATAGACTATAAAGAGATTGACATTGGTAAGGATATTGATTCAGCTATTAAGTACAAAGTACGTAGCGTACCTACAGTAATCAACACTGAAACAAATGCCACCCTAGTTGGATTCAAAGGGATTATGGAAACAACGGAGTGGGTAAATGAACATTGTAATTGATTATGAACGTAATAAACTGTTAAGCAAGCAAGCTTACACCCTACTATCTGACTACTACTGCCGTGATGGTGAAGACCCTCAGGATGCTTATGCTAGAGCAGCTACCGCCTTTAGTAAGCATGATGAGTCTTTAGCACAACGTATCTATGACTACGCCAGTAAAGGCTGGTTTATGTTTAGTTCCCCTATATTAAGTAATGCCCCCAAGGAGGGGGAGAAGATAAATGGATTACCTATTAGCTGTTTCCTCTCTTACGTGCCTGATAGCCTTGATGGTCTTATCGGACACTCGACAGAACTACGATGGCTTAGTGTTAAAGGTGGTGGAGTGGGTGGCCATTGGAGTGACATTCGTAGCGTTAGTGATATGGCTCCTTCACCAATACCTTTCCTAAAGACTGTTGATAGTGACATGACAGCCTACAGGCAGGGTAAGACTCGTAAGGGTTCTTATGCAGCCTACATGGACATAAGCCACCCTGACATAGTTGAGTTTATTAATATTCGTGTACCTACAGGTGGTGACCCTAATCGTAAGGCATTTAACCTACATAACGCAGTTAACATTACTGATAGGTTTATGGATGCTGTGGTTGCAGGTGACCCTTGGCCCTTAGTAGACCCTAATGACAAGACAGTACGTGACTTACTACCAGCACGTGAGCTATGGGAACGCTTGATTGAGACACGCTTTAGGACAGGTGAGCCTTACTTAAACTTTATTGATGAAGCCAACCGACACTTGCCACCATCAATGAAAGAGAAGGGGCTTGAGATACATGGGTCTAACTTATGTAACGAGATTCACTTACCTACGTCAGATGAACGTACAGCAGTTTGTTGTTTGTCAAGTGTTAACTTAGAGTATTATCAAGAGTGGAAAGACACCACTATGGTAGCTGACTTAATTACTATGCTTGACAATGTAATAAGCTTCTTTTGTTTCCATGCACCTAAGGAGCTACGTAAGGCTGTCTATAGTGCCACACAGGAGCGTTCACTAGGACTAGGGGCAATGGGGTTCCATAGTGCCTTACAACGCTTAGGCGTCCCGTGGGAGTCTCCTATGGCTACTACATTGAATACTGATATGTTTACACATATTAAAGCACAAGCTAGGGCAGCATCAGTATACTTAGCAGATGAACGTGGGGCTTGTCCTGACGTAGCAGGGATGCGTAACAGCCACCTGTTAGCTATAGCGCCTAACGCCAACAGTAGTATTATTGCTGGTTGTTCCGCTAGTATTGAGCCTCTAAAGTCTAATGCCTTTACGCACCGCACTCGCGTTGGTGCCCATTTAGTAGAGAATAAGTACCTAGATAAGGTTATTAAGGCCCATAATAGCGACCCTGTGTGGATTGCAGCGCAGTGGAAGTCTATACTCTTGCATGAGGGAAGCGTACAGCACCTAGAATGGATGGAAGATTGGGATAAGCAGGTATTTAAGACTGCTTTTGAGCTTGACCAACGATGGGTTATAGATCATGCAGCCAGTAGACAGCCTTATATCTGCCAAGGTCAGAGTGTTAATCTATTCTTTCCGTCAGGTACAGATAAGGCTTATGTGAATGAAGTACACCTAAGGGCTTTCAATAAGAAGCTTAAAGGTCTGTATTACCTAAGGACTAGCGCAGGTTCTAAGGCTGACACAGTAAGCTTAAAGCCTACACGTGTAGCCCTAACAGACTTTGCTACGCAAGATGATGAAGAATGTTTAAGTTGCCAAGGGTAACAAGTTGTTTCTTATAGTTTACTTTGTACATTACAGTGTACATTACAGTATACATATTTTCAAGGATAAAGAAGAATGAGTTTATTAACAGCGTCACCAGCATACAAGCCCTTCAACTACTCAAGCTTTGTGACACAAGCCATTGAGCATGACAAGTTACACTGGGGAGAGTGGGAGTGTGACCTACAGGAAGACGTAACACAGTGGAAGTCTGGTAAGATTACCAATGAAGAGAAGAACTTCATCACACAGATACTTAGGTTGTTCACACAGTCTGACGTAATAGTAGGTGGTTCTTATGTAGATGTATTCTTACCTCGCATCAAGAACAATGAAGCACGTATGATGATGCTATCGTTTGCACAGCGAGAGACTATCCATATGCGCTCCTACGCTTTACTTAACGATACCCTAGGCTTCCCTGAGGCTGAGTACACAGCGTTCCTTGAGTACGATGCTATGGCTGAGAAGCTTGAGTTTATGCAGACCTTTGACCCTGACACTAAGCAAGGACTAGCTAAGGCACTAGCGCAGACTGTATGTAATGAGGGCATGAGCTTGTTTAGTGCCTTTGTCATGCTGTTGAACTTCCAACGCTTTGGTAAGCTTAAGGGTATGTGTGAGATTGTAGAGTGGAGTATACGGGATGAGACTATTCATGTCGCAGGTATGACAGAATTGTTTCGTACTTTTACTAATGAAAATCCAGAGGTAGTGAATGACGAGTTTAAATTATCTATATATGAAATGTACAGGACTGCTGTCGAGCTTGAAGACAAGGTTATTGATCTGGCGTTTGAACTGGGAGGTGTGGAAGGTCTTAAGGCTAGTGAAGTCAAAGAGTACATCAGGTACATTGCCGACAGACGATTAACTAACCTAGGTCTTAAGCCTAACTGGGAGATAGAAGAGAATCCTCTACCTTGGTTAGATTGGGTACTTAATGGCGACAGCTTCAAGAATTTCTTTGAGGGTAGGGTCACAGACTACAGCGCAGATGGTATGTCTGGTAATTCATGGGGGTGGTAGTATGAGTAGTGTACAGTTGAATGACCTGATAGACATAGAAAAGATTACTACGATATGCCTAGAGCAGTTTCATAGTGACCTTAAGGAAGAGTTAGAATATGGTAATAAAGAAGATTTACCAGAAGTGTTACGTTTAATCATAGCCATTGAAACTATACTTAAGGAGATTATGCGACCAGAGGATTACTTTGCATGGAAAATTAACAAAGGTTTTGATATGCACTAAATCGTAGGCAATAAAAAGCCCTACTTAGGATTGACCTAGGTAGGGCTTTTTTGTGCTTA